GACACGCGAGGAGTTCATTGCTGCACAACCATCAACCAAGCGGAAAAAATACCTCGGCTTTCTTGACGCGACTCACACGCCGTCTAACATCATCAAGACATTTGTCAAGAAAGAGAAAATCGCAATCGATAAGTACAGAGCCCCCAGGATGATCCAGGCGAGGAATCCATACTACACCATGGAACTGGGGAGATACACAAGACCGCTAGAAGAGATGATGTTGCTAACGGACAAGCAAAGCGGCCGATTCAATTACGCCAAAGGTTTAACACCTCGCCAATTAGGACGTACATTTGAATCGAAAACAAACAAAATGAAACGACCGTTATACATTTGCATGGATCATACCACGTTTGATGCCAGAGTAAATGCTGAACACCTCAGCCACGTACATAGGTGGATCAGGAGACATTACCCCGGAGATAGAGAGCTAGATGGATTGCTCAAGGGTCAAATAAACAATGTCGCGGTTAGTTTTCAAGGGAACGTGTATAAGTGGAAGGGAACCATAGCAAGCGGTGATATAACAACTTCATTCTATGGTTGCCTGATCAACAAGCTCATGCTGCAAGACGCCCTTCTTGCAGCTGGTGTCCAAAAATTCGAGCTAATGATCAACGGAGACGATAGCATCGTAATAACAGAGAATCGGTACAAACACCTCGTATCGAAATTGCCTCAATTGTTATTAGAGCGTAACAACATGCTCACAAAAATCGACTTGGTAACAAATGACCCAGCGGAAGTCGAGTTTTGTCGTATGCTTCCCCGCCAAGACAACAGCGGGAACATCATGTTCGCCATCGCGAAGGAGCGACAAGAGAAAGTCTATGGTATGACTCACAAAATATTCAATACAGACCTCAATACATACCAAAAAGACATCGCCCTTGCCAACATGATGATCTACCGTAACACACCACGATATGGTACATTCGAGCGTCTGTACAACGAGCGATCGGCGGAGAGGTACCGCCCACTGGAAAACCTGAGGATCTTGGACCCAATTCTAGCCCGATTGGTAGAGATGGCCACCAGTGACTTACAACTGCCCGATCACGCAACGCAGCTCCCAATACCGCTGGTAGAAAAAGTGAACATCAAAACCTGGAAATATGTCGAATTCCCAGGCAGAACCGTAGACCACGTGCTAGAAAACATCTACTAGTACTTATGAGTTTCTCATCAAACCCAACCCCGGGATAGGCCTGATGAGAACTACAACAACTTAAAGAGATTTTCTCTATTTCAAGTATAG